GGGGGCTCTCGCTATCCGTATACTGGAGTCTCATTGCTATGACTACGCCGTTGGTTAATGTTAACGCCACCCTGAAACAATCGGGTGATTGCGTTCTTTCTTATTCCAACGGTACGTCGACCTCAACGTCGTATCTTCAAGTTGTTCAACGAAGGTATGACCAAAGGCCTCAAAGCACCAATAACCCGATGACAAGGGGTTGGCGGAATCCTCAGAATTATTTCTTTAGGACCGTGAGAAAACAGTACTCCGACCGCAGTGTCGTGACTCAGGTTGACCCTCGTTTTAATCCGAGTGTCCATCTGGTTCGTGAAGACTGGTTCGGCGGAAGCTTCTGGGACGATATACCGTTCCAGACGGGGACTCCGTCCTCTGATTTAGAGGACAGGGCTCTTACTTCTGCATTGAATAAATTGAAGGGAAACCAAGTCAATATCGGTGTTGCTCTAGCCGAGGCCAAACAGACTGCTCGCCTCCTCACTGAGGGTGCGAAGACAATCGCTGATGGCGTGACAAGGTATCGCCGTCTTAATGTGCGTGACTGGAAAGCGGTCCAAGAATGGGAACGCGGCGGTCGCATGCATTGGGATAGAAGGCAATGGCGCAAAATACCGCGCAAGTGGCTTGAACTTCAATACGGTTGGAATCCCCTCATGTCTGACATCCATGGTGCTTGTACAGCACTAGAGAAGACCTGGAATCAAAAATACCCCTTGATCGGGGTTCAGGCCTCCGCATCCGAGACGGAACGGAAGTTCCGTACAGGTACGGGTCAGTATGGGTCAACCAGGACCGAGCGAACGGACTATGTCCATTCGCACAAGGTGGCTTTGTATTTCCTCCTTGCGAATTCTTGGTTAGCACAGTTCAATGCGTTGGGTCTTGTTAATCCAGCGCTCATTGTGTGGGAAAAGGTCCCGTATAGCTTCGTTGTCGACTGGTTTTTACCTATCGGCAACTGGCTGTCGGCCCTTGACGCAGACTTTGGGTACACGTTTAAAGCGGGTACTCATTCGGCTGTGACGCGGGGACGCGGGAACATTATCGGTGGTACTATCAAACGAAGAGCCGTCGGATGGATTCCATCCGGCGACCTAGGTAGTGTTACTTCTACTTACTTCGAATGGCGCCGAGACCGTTATACATCACTACCAGTCCCAGGGTTGCACTTTAAAAACCCTATATCGCCTTATCACATCGCGAATGCGATGTCTCTCTTGGTCGAAGCTTTTTCTCGGTCAGGAAAGAAACCCATAAGGTAATCTCTGTCTTTAACCGGAGTTTAATATCATGGCTGCACAAGGTAATGTAACCCTTAACACCAAGGTTTACACCCCACGCGGAAAGCGCGGGGATGTAGCAAAATGGACACTCGCAGGTGACGCCACCTTTGGTGGCGCCAGCTCGGATTTAACCGAGTCGGTGCGAGGTCCCACTAAGCTTGGCGTCTCGCGCGTCCTTTTCAAATTGGACGTGCCGAAAGCAGCTACCGTTGACTCGGCCTGTG